CTCAGTAAAATAAGTAGAAACAACTGCGTTGTCTTTCTTAAAAGCAGTTTGTGAAGTATCATAATCCATTTCAGAAAGTTGGAGATATTCATTAACTTGGTTTAGCGTTTTTGTAGTTACATGAAGTTTTGGTCCAACAGCAGATGGATTCACATAATTAATATCCATTGCAGGCTGCTTATCAGACGCTTTCCACATAGTTTGAAGTGTAGGTGTCTTAAATTCAGGATTAAAGGTAAGAGTACCAACGGCATTAACCAAATAATCATCATAATAAGTGCCATCTGAAAGATCAATTACTGGAATGATCATTCGTACTACTTCTTGCTTAACTGCCAACTTAGGTTGAGAAGCAACAACAACCTGAGCCAAATTAATATTTCCAATCGGACCCTTAATTGACTGACATCTTATTGTCGTTCCATCTGGATATTTATATGAAATTGCTTGATTTGTGATAGATGCATCAAAAATTGATGCATTTTTCATATAAAGTTTCCTGACTTCCCGAATCCACTTTCCCTTATCTTCAGGAGGACCATCATAATTTATATTGAAAATCTTTGATTCGTTACTCATTATTCACTATAATTATAATTGAAATTTTCATCAACACTAAAAGAAGCCGAATTCGAGTTGTTTAATGATTCAGATATATGATCAGCTATTCCTGCACTTGCATTTAATCCAGCCAACGCTGAAGCAGCAAGTTGTCCAGAAACTTGTGCAGCAGATTCAGAAAGTTTTGCACGAGCCAACATAGCTTCATTATAAGCAGTTAATTCAACCTTAGCCCGCTCAACATTAAGGTTTGCTATAGCAATTGCTTGCTGAATCAAACTTGCAAATTCTTTAAGTCGAGCATCAGTAACTGCAACTTGAGTTGTTGAATCGGTTTTATACTCCTCAACTTCTATCTCAAATAACTTAAGTAATGCATTAACCTGCACAGCTGATGCATCAACTTGAGTTTTAAACGCCTCAATTTGAGTAGCATAAATATCAATCATATTCTTATTATTTGCTATCTCAGTTCGAGCAATTTCCGTAACTGCATCAACATCTACTTTAGCCGCCTCAACCTGAGTTTTATAGGCTTCAACTTGTGTTGCATAAATTTGTGTCAATCCAAGTTGTCCACGAATTGCAGATTCATACATATTAAATTGAGCAACTTGTAAGTCAACTTGAATTTTATACGCCGTAACCTGAGCAACAAATGCTTCAATCTTAACTTTATCAATACCAAGAATGATATTTGCTGCTTCCAACTCTGTTTTATAAAGATCGATTTGTTGCTGAATTGCTCCCAATAAAGCTGAATAAAGTGCAACCTTATTTTTATCCACTTCAGTGATTATACGAATTCCTTCCAACTGAGCTTTATACAACTCAACAATGACTAAGTTAGCTTTAACTTCCTCAGAGTAAACATACGCCTGCGCCTTAAAAAGTTCAGTATCTGCATTGAACTTTGCAACTGCTGAATTGAATAAGTCAATTGATGCACGCATAACTGCAACTTGTGCATCTAATGAACGTTGTGCCATTTGACTTGCATATTTCATCAATTCTGCTTCAAGACCAATCGCTTGCTGAATAACAAACTTTGCTCGATCATACATCAATTCATATTGCTTCACTGCAACGTCTCGAGATGTTGTCAAACGACCATCTTGAAACTTTGTATCAACTTCAAGAAGCATTGTTGTAAGTACACCATCTGGCAAAGAGAATCCCGCTTTCGCCCACTCTGTTGTTAAGCGAAGTTTAACATCTGCATTATCAAGCAATGTCCGTTCAAGTTCACGATTCCAAAGCAATGCTTCTGCTGCTGGATTTAATCCATCTGAATTTCCTGTTGAAATTTCTGTCAATAAACTACTTGCTAAAGCAGTAAGTGTTGCGTCTGTATACATACTCTCAAAAAACGAGATTGTATTCTGTGGAACTGTTAAATTATCTACTGGAGTTACACCAGCAAAATTTGGTATGTTTAATGCTGGTGGAGTTGGAAATGTATACGTCTCCAGTGTCGGTACTATTGGTAATGTATAAGTTGGAATTGATGGCAAAGTTGGATTGTCAATCGACGGTACTGCCCCAACCACTGGAGGAGGAGTAGGTGTTGGTTCGACTGGTAAATTTAGCACTAAAGGAGGAACCGTAAATGTAGGAATTGTATTAATTACTCCCATTACAACATCTGGAATTGTTGGAGTAACTGGAGCAGTTGGAGCTACAACAACTGCAGATGGAGAAGTAGGTTTAGCAACAGCAGCAATTGTTGGATCAATGGCTTGTGTGTTAAATGGAAAGGTTAAGACCATATTTGGATCTTCAACAGCAATTGCCTGAAATTGTTGAATCAAGTTTAATGCAATATTTCTTGCCGCCTCAGCATATGCTTGAGCATTATTGAAATACTGAGCAACAAGATCTTCGGCTTCTGCTGACGCTGACGTATTTAAATATACAGGTGGTGCTGCATCAGACATTATGCTATCCTCCTCGTTAATATCTCAACATTGAGATCAATAGCATCAACCTCAAAATCACTTCCATCTTCATTCTTAAAGAAGATTCCCCATGAACTACTTTTCCGTCTTCGACTTAATTTTACACGTCTATTCTCAATTCCATCTCCATTGCTTGGCATAACTAAGCCATCAAACTCTTCTCCATTATCTGTCCTTATTTTAACTGAAAAATCACCATCTGTCTTCAATGTTAAATACACGTTCCAAGGACGCTTTTGAAATCCATTTTCCATGAAATTTCTTGGAACGTAAAAATATGCTTCAATAGCCGAGCCGTTGTCGTCATCACCATCTAAATCAAACAATCCAGATCCGTTTGCCCCAATATATCTTCCATTAAAGTAAGCAAACGAATTAAAATTGTAATTTTCATATTCACTTAATGCTTCATTCTCTGTATTGAAAACTAAGCATGTTGCGTTATTTACCTTAATTATTGGTAAGATTGGAATAATTGGCTTAACATCAAGGATAAATATTGGTTCTCCACCAATAACGATTCCAAGTAAAGTCGGTTGCTTACATGAAATTATTAAAGTTGGAATCCCACCAATGACATCTCCGCCACTTATCAACTCTTTGTAAGTATGATGTTGCGATTCAGTAGATGATCCACCAGTCACTAAACCATAAATTGCATAAATTTTTGATCCAATCTTTAATATGGACAAACCACCAAGAACCAATCCACCACTAACTGCACAAGCAAACTTAGTAGTATTAAGAATTGCTCCACCTAAGATCATTCCTCCGTTGACAATGTTGTGACATTTACTTAACGGAATAACATTTCCGCCAAGATCGACTCCACCATTTATCAACTGAACATACGATTTAATGCCAGCAGAAGTTACCGTTCCACCGAGCACAATACCTTTGCTTGGATTAAAAATACATTCTCTTATCCAGCCAACCTTACCTCCTGAAATAAAACCACCTAAAACAGGATTAATACACTTCCATTTTTGGACGGCTGAACCACCAATAACAATTCCAGTAATAGCAAGTATGGCATTACCGAAGCGTACTATTACGTTTCCTCCAAAAATTGATCCTCCATTTATTGTTTGAGTATATGATTCCGCAGTAGTCACATGTCCATTTGCACTTGCACTTCCACCTGAAACAAATCCTCCAATTACTGTTTGAGTATATATTTTATTATGCTCTGTTATTGCTGCATTTCCACCAATAATTGCTCCAGCGACAACTGTTTGAGTATACGATGATGGTCCTGCCTCATATGTCTGAGTCTGACCCACAGTAAATGTCTGACCTGTATACGTTGCAACAGTCGTCCATATAGAACCATCATCTGAGTAATCAAGGGTAAAATTACCAGGAGCATAAGCTGTTGAGTATAATGAACATGTAATAAGAAATTCTACTACATTTGCTGCAGTTGGAAGTTCATAACCAATGTAACTGGGAAAACCAGTGGCTCCCCAACAATCAGCAGGATTTCCATCAAAAGCATTTGCTACTGCACCAAGATCAGATGCATTACATAAAGGTGTTCCTCCTGAACAAAGAGTTGATCCTCCTCTAACTGAATTAAATTGAAGCTCTGCGACTTCAGTACCATAAGCCGAAGGAGTCGAAGTTATGTTTATTCTCCAATAAAGATGGGTTGCCATTAACTCACCATTGTCGTAATGTATTGCTTACTTTCATTATTCTTTCTCAAAAGTGCTGTACCAGATGTGCAATTTGGCATAGCATATTTCATTTCTGTCCGATTCAAAATCTGACCATTCAAATCTCCTGTAATTATTCCATGTGTACTTAACCATATTGCAGCAATTCCCTGACCTTCCTTAGTCAAATTAAATGTCAGTTTATCAGGAATCTTAACCAAGGATGCTGCATCAATTGCTAAGCCCGTACCCGCTACAGCGGGATATGGTAATAAATGAATAAGCTGAAATTCCTCCGGTCTCAAGCCCAACATGAAATATGTGTTTTCCTTATCTGAAATGTAAATTCCATTATTTACTGGAAGCATCATTATGATATCTGTTGGCAATTGCTTAAATCCACGTCTTGCATCAACAATACCAAAGTTTAATGGATCAGTAATCCAAAGAACATTACCGCTTGCGACGTAAAGTCGCGCATTAAAATAAGCTAAAAGTTGTCCAGGAGGAGTTGTTCTCTTAAACAAGGGGTATTGTGGGGGTGAACCGAATACGCTTGCCACTCCATCCTGGACAAAGCCGATAACCGAACCATTTGTAAAGTAAACAATGTCATTTACGTAGTCATAGGACACGGGACTTGAGCCCATTCCAGACATGAGGATATTGTATGACCAGTCTGAGTTGAAGAAGATGAGATCTCCGTTAAGTACGGACAAACAGACCACTCCGTTGCTCCACAAACTTTGTATTTCTCCTGCAATAATTTGTGTTGATCCTCTTCTTCTCTTAACATTCCCAATCCTCGTAATGTCCACGTTTCTCCCCATTTTAAGCATTCCAATAGGAAGATCAACTTCATCATTAATCGTATTGATTCCTTCAAACTTATCAATACGCAAACCAAGCATTGTTCCACCTACTTGAAAGGGAGGTTTGTATACGCCATTAGCCATATTAATAATCCCATACCGAATGAGATCGATTATCGCGTCTCTTAACGAGCCAATGATTAAGCTTCATTAATCCTTCTTGATAATATTTTTCGTAACGAATTGTATTGATTTTATCTCCCTCAATTCCATCTTCAATATCTTTAAACAGCAAGGTCGCTGTTTTATAGACAAGTAAATCTCTGTGCAAATATTCTGGCAATGAAACTGGAATATCGGTTGGCTCAACCAATTTCACCGGCTTCTTTGCATAGAGGATAATTAAGACACGTGGAATCTCTGGAATCCCTTGATACCAAAGCACGTTGTCTTCAAGTGCAACAAATTCAATATCTCCACGATGATCAAGTTTTGGGTAAAAACTCATCAATTGTTCAAGTCCATCACAAACCTTAATCCCACGTTCATCTGCCCAAGGGTAAACATTAAGTACCCAAGGGCCAAAGTATGTATTATACATCGAAGCGCCCGGATGTGGATTACTAATGAAAAGTAAGCGTGAAAATTGAGGAGGAAGCGTCACGTAGGCTTTTGTAAGATCGATGTCAACCGTAAAAGGCACCTTTAACGATGGTATCGTTATGCAAGCCTCTTCGGTGATTTCAGTGTACGCCTTGTTGACGTACTCTTTCAAGTCCAGTGGGCGTTCTGTTCCAAGCTCCGTATCTTGGACAGCCTTAAGTGACGCTCCCATTATCTCCTCAAATGTCAACTTAACCTCCTCAGACCGCATCAAATTTTGATGCAATCTTAATATTAACTCTGCCTGTTAGCAATTGGCTCACCCGGAAATTCAGAGATAAGCATATGAACCCGCACACGTCCTGATGTTATTATCGATGATCCAGTTGCATCAATCAAGAACAAAGCTACACAGAATACTGGTCCAGTATCTCCATCAACTCCAAGAATGAACTGAGAAGCTGCAGCGCTCACTGTGCCACCGTAAGCGGACGTCAGCCATGCACTTGTATGATTGCTGGTTGGAGTGTAATAACCAACCGTGCCCATTGTAACATCTGCAGCAAGCACATATGCATTATCGGTTGACGTAAAAGTCAACGTGCCATTTATTCCAGGAGCAATTGAAGTTGCAAGTGGAATCGTTCCCCACCCCACTGTCAAGGTTGCAGCACCTCCAGAAGCTGCAAACAACTGAGTAATTTGCACCACCACCTGATGCACCTGCGTCACCCTTCCCGCATAAGGGAAATCAAACAAAACTGCCGCATTTCCATGGTAAGTATCAATAGGAACCGTCTGAGAAGTCCCATACATGATTCCACCAAGTTCGGCAGAAGTTATCCAGTATGGGTTGTATAGACCGATCTGTTTACGCTGATCGGTCCGTCTTGCGTCAATCGCTGTAATCGTTGCAGACATTTCTTCCTCCTTTAAGATATCTGAGCAAAGGTAACAAAAACAACAAATGTTCCCTGTGTTCCGGAATCCGCATTAGTCGTTACCGTAATTGCTCCTTTATCAGCACTGAACCAGTACGGTACATTCTCTGCTGTATATCCAGCTGCACCTGTTGTAGTGAGAAAGTATGCAGCCGAATCTACTACTTGATTTCCCGAGTACCCAACTGTAATTGATGCACCTGCACCAGCTCCAAAAGCCGTAGTTACAAGCACCCAAGTCCCTATAACGAACGCCGTCCTGGGAACTCTTATAATTGAGAAATAACCGTCGGCTGCAGGAGTAATCACCTTTGACCTTGCAAACCAAATATGGTCTGATTGGTTAAGGCTTGCATTCATGTCAGTCAATGTAGCCATTTAAGCCTCCTTTTATGCTAACGGCGCTCCCCACGCTGAACCAATTACTATACCGAAATCGGTGTAAGATGTTGCACCAATTGCTGAATTTCCAAACTTCGTCTTGGTCATACCGAAAATCCCTCCTCCACGGATCATAACGAAGCGTTTTGCATCCTTTTCGTAAGGCACAAATGCAAGCGTTGTAGAATGAGATTCTCCGGCACCGCCCCAAGCCCAGCATGCAGCCTGAGCACCGACCAAGAAGTTCCTATACACATTACCTGTAGTATTGTAAGATGATGCACGCACACGCTGAGATTTGCTAACGATCAAGCCGTTGTACTCAAACTCAACATTCGGTATCTGTAACTTCTGCCCAGATCTTACAATGTCTCCCCATTGCCCTGCGTTCATGTTCGTTCTTAACGCATCAAAGCAATAATTATGCAAGAACACACGGTAGTAATTCTTACCGTTGTGCCGGATTGGTCTGACCTTGTAATAAGGAGGAAGGTTCAGGTCCATCAATTCGGCCCTCTGCTTCATCTTATCCAAGAATGACAAATCTATGTAATTTGCTGCAGTCATGGCTGCTTCTGCACCCGATGAACCATCTGTTCCTGTAGCTAAACCAGAGCACATCCAATGCTTAGCATCCGGGTCGGTTATTGCTGTAGCAAACGACTGCCCAGCAATGAGGAACGACGTGTCACCGCAGAGATTGGCAAACATATAATCTGAAAGCTTTGCAGCCCACCAATCATTGAGAGCCATTTTGCCCTCTTCCATAAGAGCATATGGAATTCTCTGCTCATCCATTTTGCTCCCTGTATCGACAGCATGATTAAGCTCTTCAATTGTTACTTTGAAGTTCCTAAAAGCCAAACGCTCTTCGTTTCCCTCAACAGGCATCTGGCCAACAACACCTTCTCCGGTTAACGGAAGACGAATACCGAAGGTGATTGTATCTCCCACTCCCTTAGCAAGATCATTCTTCATCTGAACAATTGCATCTGCTGAAGTACCAACAAGATCGTTGAATTCTACAGCAGGAAGCAAAATCCTGAATAGATCCCTTGCCCACTTCTTTCTCGTGAGTGGATCGTTGGTTAGAAAAATCAACGGTTCTGTAGCCATCTTTCACTCCTTATTTTAACTCATTCCTAAGATACTTGTCGTAAATATCATTAGGAACCTTACTTAATTCAATTTCCGGAAGAGCATCAATTTTTGCTGCAGTCCAACCAGAGGTTGCTCCTGCTCCTCCACCTGGAAGATCTTGAATACTTGTTGCTGTCTTAATGGGCTCTTTACCTTTGACGACTTCACCGGGCTTAACCTCTGGAGCCTTAGCATATGCTGGATGATATTGCTTAATCATTCCATACATATATTTATAAGGATTGCGAAGGGACCAAATTTCAGCCTCAAGTCCGCGACGAACTTCATCAACATTCCCACCATTCTTAGCAACAAGTGCGTTAGCCATCGACTCAACCACATCATCAAAATGTGCTTGATTTACGACTTCGCTAACATCTTCGTACTTCGGATTCATCTCCATAACGTCCAACAATGTTTGGAGTTGTTCCGCACGTACCTGCTGACCGTATTGAAGAGCAGCTTGCTTTTCCTTATCTTCATCGGAGACCAAATTCGTCTGTTCCAACAACTTGTTGGTCTTAGCTAATTCAGCCTCCAATGTCTCTAAGGTGCGTTTCTGCTCTCTCGCAATTTGCCTGAGATTGACCAACTCATCCTCTTTCTCAGACTCATTGTCTACTGTAAGTTTGGCAAGCTCTGCGGCTTTTAATACGGCTGCTTGCTCTTCCTCAGCAATCTGCTCAGCAGTCTTCTCGACTTCACCGTCCGTTCCCACGTCTGTCTTAGTCAAATCCAATCTTTCAACTGCCTCAACAGGCTCTTTAACCTCTTGCACAGTAAGTACATCTGCCATAATTACTTTCCTCCCTTTTTACCTTCTTTTGGTTTAGCCACTTCTTGAGATTTTTGATGTCCCTTTAACCCCGTATCAACAATCTTTCCATGAATCTTATGGTCAGCAATTGCCTCCTTCGACTGATTCTGTGCATCAATCTTTCTCAATTCCAACTGCAATTGTTGTTCTCTAAACTGAGCAACTTGTCTCCGCGCTGAGAGTGGCATATCCATATACTCCATAATCATTTCTGGAGGTATTGTGCCTGGATTATTTTGTGAGAAATCATTAAGCATTGCTGCAATCGTCATTCTCATCGTAACATTATCAACCGCTTCATCAACTGCCAAATCATACTCTCCCGCTGAAAGATCATTGATTTTTGGTGCAGCAGGGTGTATTTGTTGATTAACTGCAATGTTCATCGCCCCCTCTTGTCCTTCAATTCGTATCATGGTTTCTTCTGTAACAAACTGCTGAATCATGCCTAAGAGAAACTTTCCTCCCTGAATTCTTGATTCCCTAAAATTGTCATATAAGGTGTAGAGGACTGCAATATTGGTATCTTGTCTCATCTTTGCAGTCACGCCCGGCTCCCGAGACGATGTTTGAATTCCAAGCATCGTATCTTGAATACCGGAGACGTCTTTCATATCTTGATCAGCCATTTGTTCAAGTTGATTATAAGTCTGAGGAATCTGTGGCTGATCCGTAAACTTCCACTTATCCCAAAATGGCGGATTGATTTCAAGACGGAAATTTGGTTCAGATGAATGTTCCTTATATTTCTCTTCATCAGCCAAAGCACCAACTGCATGAACTAAAATGTTCTTTTGTGCAACATTAAGCAAATGGGCAAGTTGCCTCTTAACGGTATTCTGCAAACGTTGAGGATCTTTCATACCTCGAATTACGCTCAACCACCTATTTTCATCTTCAAGTTTATAAGCTCCATACAAAATAATTGGAAAGTAATCATTGTCATTTCCTCTGAATTTATATGGTGATGGTCCTTGCTCCATGATCATTGTACTTGAAAAAACTGCGTAAAATACGGTCTTGCGTAAACGCTCAGCTGACTGAATTTGCTTAGGGTCAATCTTAATAGACTTACCATCAGGCCCCGGAACTCCTTGAACAAAAGCTTCCTGAACTTTCTTAAATTCAGCTGGTGAGCATGATTCAATCTTTCCACTCAACGGATTTCTGAACCAAGTCACTTTATCCCAGACACGATACCAACATTCACTTACCCGATATTTGTTGCGAATTTCATCATAATAAAAGGGAATTGGATGAGGAGGACTGGTATTGCTTAATGATCTCACTTGATTGAGATCCAGTTGAGGCCAGTATGCCAGAATGTCTTCAGCAAAAAGCCACTTATCAACTACGATATATCTTGCATCAGACATATCATATTCTTGAGATAACGGATCTACCAAGACATCACGACCAGCAAGACGCTTACTTTTCAATTCAGGCTTGAATGGATTTGATCCACTTACCCAATAATACTGATATGATCGACCTGACTTAATTGCGTGTTCAAAACACTCATTCTCAATACGCTTAATGCGCATATTTCTACGATAATGTTTCATTGCTCCATTCATAATTTCGCTCATTGCTTCATCTTCCTGAGCAACGGAAAAGATGTATGGTGCTCTATTTGATTGAGCAGCTAAACCAACAAGCATATTGATCTTAGGCATGATCTTATTAAATGTTGAATTGGGCCGTCTTTGATCTCTTAATTTATCTGCAACCTCTTTTGTATCTTGAAAGCCAGCATACATACGATAATCTTCTTCACTCTCAATACGCCAATTATACTCCGGTGTAGAACATTCTGCTTCATTCACCCAATAAAGTAATTTGTTACGTAAGGTGATTTCATCCTTAACATCCGTCGCAAGGTTGATGTCAGGAACGTCACCGACACCAGACATTGGTTGATTATGTACTAAGGTATCGGGAATATCGACTATGTTTGCCATTAACTTACTCCATTTTCATTTGCATCAAAAATTGATGCATCTGGTTGCTTTTTCAAGCCCATTTGTTGAGACAATGGAATCGTCGATGCCCCTGCAATTCCAGCCGTCTTAAGATAACGATTTTTTACTTTTTGTGGAATCTTCCTCCATACATTAACTAAGTCAGGGTCTTTAAACAATTCTGGAGTTACGTTAGCTTTAAATACAGTAGCTACTCCACTAAGAGATGCATCAACTTCTGCAGAATTATGTTTTTCACCGTAAGCTCTTTTCCAATCTTCATAACTTCCAACATTTTCATTTATGCCTAACTCATCAATAAGTCCTTCATTTCTAAGTCTGTTTACATTATCAAGAGATAATCCCTGTGTATGTGCTGCAGTATAAGGTCTTTCAATATACGTATATTGATCAGAACCAAGGTTAAAAACATTTTTTGTAAATTCCTTATTCCCGAACTGTTCAATATGTCTGAGTTCATGTGGCAATGTAGATGGATACGTCCATCCAATTCTTGGAAGAGCTATTCTATTTGTATCTGGATTAGCAAACGATGAGTGACGTAAAGAAGGATATTTATTAATAATGTTAGAATACTCTTCTTTACCCATAAGGTCTGCTAATCCCAACTTTTCCGGATTTATTGCTGAAGCAATTTCGTGCTGTAATAATAACGCCGAAGCGTATTTCTTACCAATATGCCTTACTGACTCTCCAGTAAGCTCAGCGCTGTGTTCAATCAATTTCTTAATAAAAGTGTCTGCTGCTTCAGATAATAATCCCATTATTCCCTCGGTTTTGCAACCTTCTTACCCTTCTTTCCTTTATGATAAGGTAAGCCTTTCTCGCCAGTTGCTGCAAATTCATGAAGCATTTTATGCCCCATCTTCAACAAACCCTTATTCCTTTTATAAAGTTTCTCGGGTTCATGTTCTGCAATAGCCATTGCTGTTCGTTGAGCGACTGATTCAGCTGGCATCTTATTTCATCCAAGTTGGCTTAGCAACTTTTGATCTCTTTAATTTGTTCTTCCCTTCATTCTTCAAAATATCATCAAGCCTTATATCTTCCAATTTACGCTTAGATGGCGATAAGGATTGATAGGAAGCAATTGCCTTATCTTCTCGTTGATTATATTCATAAATCTTCTTACGATATTCAGGCGATGTCTCACCCCAATTTCCCTTCATCCAAGGATTTGATGGATCATCAATCTTCGTAGCCATTTTTATTCACTCCCTGGAGTAAAAATGTTCCCTTTCCTTAACTTTTTAAGATTATCCCAAACTGTCCTTCCCTTTGTCGGCACTGGCTTAGCAACGTCAACCCTTTTCTCTTTCTGTTTCGTATCTTGAAATTCATTCATTTGCTTAGCAAATAAAGCATCTCGATCTGTAATTTCCTTTTCTCTTTTCGTTCCACTACCTCCTTTGACTCGTAACGGAGTGACATCAGAAGTAGTCATTCTTGCAATCGGTATAAATGGTCCTCGTCTTGCCATTTCATTTCTCCTTAAACTATTACGCGGTCATCCAGGCGTAATTATCTCCTGTTCCCTTTCCAAACTGCTTTTCTCTCCACCTGAAATTTGGATCTTTTTTAACTTGCGATTTATTTGCAAACACTTTTGTTGAGATATTGTTAAAATACTCAGATAGACATAATGCATCAGCGATATTTGGTGAAGCAATTCCTCGTGCTCTCATTTGCTTCTTGCTCTCAACCTTAATTCCACCATTGACATTAAAATCATATGTTGGACTTGACAATTCATTAGCCAATTGTCGACCAAGTGACAATGTATCTCCAGCTCGCATGATGTCTGGAAAGGAATACTTTGCTGCCAAACACTTTTCCTTAACCATGACCCAAAGTTCATCACGTAAGCGATCGTATCGCGTAATGTCACTTGACATATTTGCTACATTAATACCAAATAATCCCCTTAAATTGTGTTTCATCAGCCAATCCGTAACGCCAGCGCCAACGCCTATCTCATCAATTGCTATACCTTGAGCTTCCATTTCCTGAAAACTTTGGAGTATAAATCCACCAAGACTTATTGTATTAAGTCCGTGGAACTCTTCCCAGGGGGAGATGACATTTCCTCTTCTTGGAAGGATAATAGAAGCATCTTCGCCGTACCTCGCAACATCAACTCCAAGATATATTGGTTCATCTTCAGATGCCACGATATCATTTCCGATACACTGCTCAGCCCAAGATAAAGAGATAAGTGTTCGTTCATCCTCCAACGGAGGTTCTCCCATGACTCTGATTCGAAAGACATTTGACGCCTCCCCATACTTAGTTTTCATATCCTGCCACATTGATTCCTTAACCAATGATGATTTCCGTGAGTCAAAATGGAATTTCGTCCACTTCTTATTTATTTCTGGATGAAAATGCGTATCATAAAAATAGCCCGAATTTCTGGTCATGTTTCCAATAAGAATGCATTTGTTATCTTCCTGAGTCAATGCACCTTCAAGAGGTATGAAAATTGGATCTACGACGCCCGAAGCTTCGTCCACCACCACCATAAGATGTTTCTCATGTAAGCCTGCAAGCGTTTCAGCTTGCTCTTCTTTCGTAGCTTTAGCCGAAGCGGTAATTGCTCTACACCACCATGTTTTTGGAAAATCCTTATGAAAGATTTTATCTTTCTGAATAACGAACTCATTTTTTATCTCCGAGCCAAGCATCCACTTCGCAATTTCGCTCCACAAAATATCAGATAATTGATGCCCTGTAGGCGCTGTGCATGCTACCTTACATACCATGACATCAGATCCATCATCAGATGTCCCAGCATGAGTCACCATAAACCAGCAAATTGCAACAGCAATACATGCATCCTTACCAACTCCATGCCCACTTCTGACGGTAATGTGAGTTGAATTGGGAAGGGTGGAGAGTATCTGTGCTTGCTGATCGCTTGGAGTGAAATGCATACATTCCTTAGCGAAAAGTAACGGAGATACTCTCCACTCATTAATCTTCCTTAAGACAACCGGGTTAAGACTTCCCAATTCGACCTCTTACGATGTCTTTGTCTGCGATGTCGAAGCCGCAGCTGCTATTGCTGCGTTTGCTGCCGCAGCTTGTAATGCACTTTCAAGTATAGGTTGTGCGACTGTTACCCCTTGAGATAACAAACCCTTCGCTAAGCTTTCTACCGCTGCAACAAGGCCCTCGCCAGTCAGTGTGCCGAGTGCCGCTTCCCCAAGGTCTTCAACAACTTCCTCCGCAACCTTGATAATAACGGGACCGATTGCCGTCTTGAACTGTGCTATAAGCGGCACAAAAAATGCCTCGGTCTTACCAAAAACGCTGTCAAAATCTGTTTCTACTGCACTCCAGAAAGACATATGCTACCTCCTTGTTCGTTTGCCCATACGAGCCTACGACTACCCTCTCTGCTTCTCTTCCTCGAACTTAGCTTCGATACCTACATCTCCTGCCACAGAGCCAAATGCCCCTGCTTTCATTAATTCTTCCATCTGACTCTCCAAGACCTCAACGCGAGCCTCCAACTTTGTCACTCTCTCTTCATCCCAGGCCATAACTTACCTCCTTTTATTATTCGTTCGGCTCTGACTGCAAGGCTTTTGAGTGTGATAATGACCCCTCTTATTTCATCACACACTTTGATTTTTGGGTCCTGATAGCTTGGATGGACATAGTAGCTGTCAGAAATCTGTTTATGCAGGGATTCCAACTTCTCCGCATTTTCCCACACTTCGTTAATAAACTGTTTCGAGATCATGGGTCTATTCCTCCTCTTAAATATTAAATTCCCATGTATGTGAGACGCTCATACTAAGTACCTTTGGATGTTCACTTTCCTGAAGGGCCTCCAAGTCCACCTGTTCCTTTAATCCAATCAGGAATGTACTCGTTGAGTTTTCCCTCTGCGCTTCCTGAATTTTCGATAGTAGTTCCCCCTCCAGTGACTTTGGGTCCACGTTCCTGTTCGGGTCGTATGGTCTGAGTAGGTTGTTCGGATCCGCTTCCTCTTTCAATGGTTCCTCTTCCCCCCACAGCGTGGGGGCTGACACGACAGCTTTCGTCAGAATATTTCGTGTTGCAAGATATTGGAGTATCCGTTTCTTGGCCGCCAAATCGTCCGAGATTTGATGCTCCTCCCCCTGTTTGTAATTCGGGTCGCGGGACAATGCTGCCATCTGGTAGGAGTTTCTGAGTTGTCGGATCAAATTTGAACTCTGAGAAAACCTTTGATTCATAGTCATTCCCTTTTTCCTTCCCAATGAAATACTGCACAAAGCCCATAATCAACTGAAGAGTTGAGTTGGCGCGGATTCTCTTTGTCGCAGCCAAATATTGCTCAAAGGCCAGAAATGCCGACAAGATGACCAAGAGCGGGGCCATGTACCCCTGCGGGATGTAGTGATTTAATACTTGAAACAATAACCAGTCCATTTATGCCTCCCTGTTGAAATAAGCATCACTTCCTGTCTGATGCCTATTCCCCCAAAATTCCACCAATTTCTGATGCTCTTCCCATGAAATAGCTTTAGTCCCATAATCTTTCTCGGTCAATTCAAAAGCGCATCTAAGGCACATGACCCCAACGCCGGGCCTGTAACTGACTTCATCTGAGTCATCAAAATGGTCTTCTGAACATGCAAATTTCCACACGTCACGCCTCCCACTTTTCAAGTTCATCCGCAGCCTGCGCCTGCCGTTCTGCCTGTTTGTCCCTTATTTCCCACCCAATTCCAACGCCCACGAGAACACCGGTAGCAAGACTGATTAAAATGATAAATGCGGTTTCCCACACGTCACGCCTCCTTCAAAATCATTGCTCTTAATGCTTCACACCTATTAAGCAATCCCTTCAAGAACTCTGGTTTTGCACTTGCATGATAATGTTCTTCTCGTTGTCGTAAATACTCATTCCAATCTTGCGTTAAAATCAATGTTGTTCTTGCCCAAGATGGACCAAGATTTACGCTTGAATCAAAGACCACTATATCTAAAGGATATGATAAGTCATCACAATCAAGTGGAGTCCAAAAATGGATCTTGTAAAATGCTTCCGCATAAGCTTGACGTGATGTTGGTAGAAGATCTTTTATTGCTTTATATTCTTTTGGCCAGTAATGAGATGAGATTCCCATAATGGTAGACCCACCTGGATCATCTCTCAAATCAGATAGATTCCCTTCTGCCCTTAAAGTAAACGAGATTCCAATAGGCCAACTTGTTTTCATTATTGCATCTTGATATCCAATTTTTCAAATACCTTATCAAATTTCTTGGTCATACTATCCTCGATCCTCTCTTGTCCTTCTTTGAGATTCCTCAATTCAGTAACAAGCCCTGTATGCTCCATACAAGTCATTGGTGTTTCATGCCTATCTTCTGGTCTAATGGCACTTTGAGATAATCCTCTTGTCTTAATGACCGTTATAACAATTGCCGCTGCTGGAATAGCTACTGCTGCTAAGTTTGCCGCCATTTCATAAGGCATTGAATCCCTCCAACATCAAAATTGAAAAACTTCATCTTCATCATTTCCATTTGTCAATTTCGGAGTTACATCAATTATTGATGTCTCTGATCCAATTACGTAATTTCTCTTTTCTAACTCAATTAAATAAGCAACCAGGCCCGTTATCTTACCTTTTACTGGATTTTCAATCTCCGTCTCACTTTCACTTAAGACTTTATATGAAAGAACTAAATCTTTCAATGAAGCCTCTTCAATCTTTTCAGGAGTGATTCGATCAAGAATTGCGGCCTGTAACTCAGTTAATTTTAACGACTTAATTGCTCTCCAATTAAGGAGGATTCCCTCTTTTTGTCTGAGATCGTTGATCTTCTTATTCAATGTATTAATCGAGCAGCCCAACTCTCCTGCAATTTCACTCTTAGGAACACCATCCTCAAGCATGTTTATCATTGCTTCAGTATCCATTTCAAAAGGCGGACGACCAACTCCGTTACCCATTTTTCAAGTTTCCATCAATTTTTGATCCAATCTGATAATCCATCGTCACACAAGCCAATAAACCACCTTCCATAGACAATTGTCTGCAGTCAATAAAGACAATGGAATACTTTGGATATAAAAACTTAAGCATCTTTCTTACTTCAGCATCCTTTGCAAGCCCCATTGCCGGAGCCAAAATAAGTTTATCAACCTTTAAGAAATTGATATAATATCCAAAACCTGGATTGAAATCATCTGCTTCCGGAAACGCTTTTCTGAAATTCTCTTCTGTCATGTTCCAGTCCCAAGCATCAAACGCAAAGGGAAGTTTGTAATAATTAAGGCTGTGACTTTCCAAAACCTTAATCAATTTCTTTTCATAAGCAATGTATGCTTTTGCATTCTTTGTGCAAGATGAATATTCGTTGATTAAGACAGTATTTTCATTGATCCACTTACAAATGCCATCAGCATGACCCAAATCATCATCTGGTTCAATAGGAACAATGATTATTTCTGCTTGAAGAATCCACTCAAGTTTCATAACCACATCAGGTCCATTTTGAGCAATCACCTTATCACAAATAATTGCTCTGTCAAAATCCATAATCACATTACCGATGTCAAGAATAATGTCACTATCAATTACTGGTTCAATAAGTCTCCTCCATATTGATTCATCAGGAACCGTTAATTGTTCAAAGTCAGTCCCATAACGGTCATAAACGAACTTGACAAAATGATCTCCAACTTGAATAGGCATCCAATCTCTACTCCAAATATTTCTGGTATTTGGAATAAGATTTACTTTAATTCCATAAGCCTCTAAATTGAGTTTCAGTGCCCAAAACACGTCTGGGTATCTTATTGCCAAATACTCTGTCATAAATACAATATTGCTCTCCATAATGCCTCCTAATTCCTTGAGATTTTTATAATTCTGTCAATTCCCGCTTCCACATGCCACTTTTCAACCACCAAAGGCGAAAATTTAATGGACTTATTAATAAAGGGAATAATCAAATCTACTTGACTTCCCATTCTTACCGTTGAAAACCTTTCACATTGTGTATAAAATGCTCCACTTTCATGAAACGGAGCAATGACTTCAACTTCAAAATCAGCAATCTGAAGCAAATAATACTTTTGCTTGATGTTATTTAAGAAGATTTCGTTTTTCATGGCTTCGTTGAATAGAGAGTAAGACATTTGGGCTTTCGGGACTCCCATCTTCTCCAGAATTCCACTCTCTATTGGCCTCATCGATAAATTCGTGACTTTCAAACTCGGCATCTTTTCGTATTTCACGAAGCCGCTCGTAGGCAAGCGATTCACGTGAACATCCAGGAAGGTCATAAATATGCTTAAGATAAGACATTTTTCTTTTATCTCTTCTCTTAGCAAATTGTTAATTGTGTACTTTCCTCCCTTAACATCAATAATGTCTTTATTCGGATCAACGATCTTGGAATAAAGAACAAATCCATCTGACGGAGCATAAAATGCATCTTTATCGTAGTAAGTTGCCCGAATCGGATCACGAGTCATATGATTAAGCCACTCACTTGTTGGAGTAGTCATCATTTTCTTTACATCACTTCTTGATAAATATGAAGACATTGATTCCATTCAATCTCGATTTCAATCTGGTCTTGGGTCTCGCCTGGAACTTTAATCAGGATAGGCGATACGATTAAGATGAAATACACAACATGACAATGCCGCGCCACTTTTTGAGAATTCAGACAAATTTACGAATACTGGAGACAATGCCACCTTTGAACAAATCTTCTCCAACTCTTCATTCTTATGTTTTTCGAAAGGATAATTTTCGTCCGTCTTCTTCAATTCAGATATGTCAGTCCCGTTATAAACGATCGAGCCAATCCTGACGCTATTTGTAATAGACCACTGTGAATCTTTTTTCGAAACTGAGATAATTTCAGCCACACTCTCAATCTCTTTCTTGATATTAACATCAAGATTGTCTGTAGCCAAGATAACTTTAGATCCTGATATAGGAAAGACGGAACAGTCGAGATGATATCGAAGTTGGTCTGGTTCATGCATCTTAATGATTTTTGCTCCAGAGAAACGTTCAATCCAGGATAATGCGCGAATGTCACTTCTCTCCCCATATCCACCAATATAAATGTTCTCCCTTATCCATTTTAATTCAGCTTCACCTTCGAACTTAAATGGACATCTGGCCACTTTATACTCAGTAAATTCGAGAAATTTTGCAAGTTCTTTCTCTTCACCTGGCCTGCCTGGAGCGGTGAAATTTGATAAGATAATTTCCTTTCCAGCATGAGGAAGCGAAACTCCAGCATTTGTTATATAAACTTGATCTTGTAAACCTTTCTTAGGAGGAAGCAAATAAACCAAGGCATCTTGTGAGAACAAACCATACATGGAGAAAAACTCAGCCATAGCTTTATTCTGATCGATAGGCCCTCCACCTTCTCGATTCATCCATGCATTGTTCTTAATTTTATTTGAGATGTATTTCGGTGGACAAAGAATCAATTCGAGGAAGGACTCTTGAATCGAATCCTTCCCCTTAATGATTGAGGGATTCTTAAAAACCTTACTCGAGTTTTCGGCCATTCAATCGATCTGTTGGATCATTCATTTCTTTCCGCCCGTCGTCTTCCCACCTTTTGTTCCGCCACCAGCGGGCATTCCACCCTTACCTCCACCTTTTCCACCAGCACAACCTTTTGACATCTTAATCACCCTCCTTAATGTGATATGCTACCTTCATTATGTAGATGATAGCATATTTATTCCAGAAAGTCAAGGTTTATTTTTAGGCCATGTTTTATAGGGTGGGTGGGCGGGAACTTGATTTAAATAAGACATTGTTTAACATCCAGATGGATCAAAATTTGATGTCTGCTTGCGGACACTAAGTAGTTTCAATAGGATTTTGGTCTGGGTAGAAAGTGGGCAATCTCTTGCGTGATCGAGGGGTGCCTGGGGCTCGACGGGGGCCTGCTCAAAGGCAGACACACACGTCATGCCATGCATGTCATGGCAAGCCATGACCATAATCATTTGACAACGCCCTGGCATTGTGGTATAATATGTACGTTGGAGGAGTTCATGCTCGCTGTGTGATTGGCCGACCCATGCGTCACCATCATTCCGAATGAACGCCGACGTTACCAGTTGAACGGGAATAAATGGGCGGGAATATAAGCCGACCGTTCGACAATGACAAGACCATTAGTCAAGTCATCATGGAATGTTTCACGTGAAACATCACTGGCGTGGTGAACGCCCACGGGAGATAAACATGAAGGCAAAAAGGAATTACGACCTTTCAGCTATGACGTTCGATATTCTGGGCCACACGTTTAGCGTCATATCAGATCCTGCGATGTTCTCGAACGACGCGATAAAGCGCTGCCTGCTTCGGGGCGCTTATGATACAACTGTCGATAGTTGCAGTACGTTGACTATCAAGGACGGTTACACGGCAGAACAACGTATGACCAAGATGATTGAGACGTGCGCTGCGATAAACGACGGTTCTTATAAAAAGGTAAGAGCCGAACGTGTCGCGTCAGCGGACCAAATAACGAAGGCTGAGGAAAATATCGCCTTAATATTTGTTAAGGTCGCCAAAGCGAAATGCTCAGGCGATTGGTCAGAAATAAACACTGCTGAGGCGGAAGTGATCAAGAAGTATGACATTGACTTATATAATGACTGGTTTGAATGGCCGACGGCAAGTCGTAACGACGACGCTGAATAATTAAGTGAGACACATGATGACTTGATTAATGGAAAAAAACACTTAAAAAGGTGGTGATCTTAATGAAGCCGAATAATTATTGGTTACAGAAAATGGCTAAGGCTGGATGTTTTAAGATGATCTATGGAAGAACTGTAATACTTCTAAGAAGTATGATGTAAGAGGAGGGGAGTGCTTAGAAATAATTGAGCACTCCCCTTTTCTTTAAAAAAGAAACGCTTATTCAATTAAAACGCTTATTTAGTTAAGTGCCTTTGTAACACGGTAATACGGTAATACGGTAATTTGCCCTAATCGGGCGTGGTCCTATGTAAGATGGAAGAGTGTACTTAAATAAACTAAGTAAATTTACGTCCTAAGTCTTATTTGTTATACATATATATAATATATATATATATATATAATAATGTAATATGATGTAAGATATCTTAGTAAGAAGAGAGCTTAGTTAACTAAGATGCATCAAAATTGATGTAACTTGATGAGGGCCGGTCGATGGTCGTAGAGGAAATTACCGTGTTACCATGTTACCGTATCACACATGAACCTGAAAAAAGGTGTTGACAACCTGGGGTAAATGTGGTATGATACTCAATATGATGATGGACCGACGAACGCCGATAAAGGGAGGTGAAATGAAATGAAAGATATAAAAGCGAGTAAAGATGAATTAATCAATTCGATTGAAGGGCTGTGCGAACAGTTATCTGTAATAATCACAGAACGTGATTATATTATGAAGCTACTTAATGACACTAATGGCACGCTTTATAGATATCAGCGTATTATGAAGATACTTCATGACACGAGGATAGACTTAATGGAGATGAAATAAAATGAGAATAAAAAAGGAAGCTTATGAACCAAGGAGAATTGCAAGTCGAATGAACCGTGGTGGAGCATTTATGCCTTCATCATCACGCCCAGATGGAGTTAGTTTTCAGGATATGATAAATAAGTCTGAAGAGCAGATCAAAGAAGATAAGGACAGTATGACCACAGATGCGTTTTATGAAAAGTATAAAATATGGATATACTAAATAAAACGCCCGATAAAGGAGGAAAACGATGACCTGTAAGACGTGGGATGAAAAAACGGCCGAGATAGTCGCCTGGTATGTCAGGCGGGATGCGGGCATAAGGCAGAGCCGCGACCTTCTAGATCTAGCCAGAGACGTGCGGAAGGTATTCCGCGTGAAGCTGGCCTTTAAGTTTCGTGCTTGGCCTACCGCACAGATAGTAAAGCTGGCCTAATCAATCAACCCCTCCCCGCAGCTCGGCCGGGAAGCCGAGCAAAAGGCAGGCAAAGGAGAGAAAAATGATGGTTCAACTGTGGTTTATCTGGCAGCAAAACGCGATGGGGAGACAATTCGCGCCGTGGAGAATGTTTAACAAATACTCTCCAATATGGCCACTGCTTTAAAAGGAAATCAACCATGTATTCTAAAGGACTTTTCGACCAGGCAATATCTCTCCAAAAAGGAGATAAAATGCTCATCCCTTGTGAAAATAAGCGTGAGCAAGAGTCAGTTCGTGTTTCTTTGTATCACTTGCGTAGTTTGCTCTCACGTTCAAATAGAACGCTTGCAAATGAATTGTTTATTTATAGAGCAAACATTGAAGGAAAGTTGTTTGTTACTATTGAGCATTCTAAAGGCTCAAGTGGTGCAATAATTATCCATAAAGATGGGTCGATTTCAGAAGCTAATATCGAAGTAGAAACTTCTGAATTAGCCCGCATTATTGGATTAATGTTAAGTGATGGGTTACGGACAAAAGAGATTTTGGAAAATTTGTCTGAAACGTACTCACCAAAAGACATTTTGGACGAAATTGTAAGACAAAGTGGAAACGGTGACAAAGATGGATCAAATTTTGATGCAACTTAAAAAACTAAACTAAGGAGAGAAAAATGACAAGGGCGAAGAGACTGGCAATAAAAAGGTTAGTGGAGAAAAGTGGAGTAGTAGTAATTGAGAAGACATGGTCGAAATTACGTAAGGCCAATATCATCGATTATGTGTTACATCTAACATTAGACCAAGATCACGAAGTAAATTTCCGCTCAGTTGCTCCCGATCTTCAAACGTGTCTGCGGGAAAAGAATGCGTTTATGGTACAGTTTATTAAATAATAAGCTTTGCTTAAAGGAGAGAAAAATGACAGTAGGAGTGATTCACTGCAAAAACGTCCATGATTACTGGAAAAAGGTTAAGGAAATTCACGATGATTATGCAAAGCGGACGGGATACCGTCTTACCCTTTCCGCGCCGGCAATCTTACCTGTCTGTCCATTCTGTGCTCGTGTAATTAAGGAATGTTATTGTAAAAGGGAGGCGATGAAATGAGCGAACTTCAAACTTTTGGGGTCGGTGAGCATGTAATTATTAAGAATATTCTTCCTACATCAGCACACTTCAACGATCGTAAGTATTATATTGGCAAAGAAGTAATAATCACAGAAGTATGTGATCATAGAGAAGAAGATCTTTGTCCTCAAGTTCTTTGCATATATTTTGTGTTTCCTGAAGAAACAAAAGAAGAAAACGTTCGAAACTGTATTTATGGTGTTGAACTTGAAAAGATAGAAAAGCGTGAGAAGGTAATAGATGAGCTTAAGTTGACTGATGTCTATGATACAATACAAGAACTATCAATTGAGGATATTCAAAATGAGAAGAAAGCGTGAGGAGGTGATATATGAGA